CCTCGCAGGCACGACCGTGTTCAGCACACACGCTGAGAGCAACCCATTCAGCGGCACGCTGACGATGACGGTCTCCTCGACCGCTTCGGCAGTGAGCACGTGGTACGACGCATACAAGGCGGCAACGCCAAAGGGCGTGCGACTGAGCTGGAGCAACGGCACCTACAGCGCGCACATTATGGCGATGATTGTCCCAACCGAAGTGCAGCAGATGGCTGGCGCCGAAGATGGTCTGACCACGATGGCCGTGACCGGCACGCTGGTCTACGACACGGTGAGCGCGAAGAGCCTTCGCATTGTGGTCAATAGCGACTTGGCGGCGTTGCCGTAAGTTCAACCTAGTAGCAGAGAAGGAGGAGGTTAGATGAGCTACAGAACCCTAGAGATCGTATTGACTGATCCACCCTATGAGGGATGGACGGCGACGATGCGCGCTGACGGAATTTCGGCACGCATCTTTATTGAACTCTCAAGCGAGTCCGTGGAGCGTCAAATGAAGGCGCTTGCCAAGCTAGTGATCAAGCACGACTTCAAGGACGCGGATGATGTGCCGGTGGAGGATGTCCTTGACGCACCAATGGATGCTCTTGCCGCGTTGATCAGCAAGTGGGGGACTCAAGTCACAGCACTCCCCCCTCGATAAGACTCGACGCCCAGCGGCTGGCGGCGGGTCGCTCCTTAGCGCCGCACCCGCTAATTGCAGCGCATCTTATTGGCAAAGAGTTCGGCATTGCTCCGCACGAGGTCCTAGAATGGGACGCAGGCGACTTCAACCGCGCGTTGATGCTGATGAGCGATCTTCAGCCAAAGGAGAATAATGGCCGCTAACTCACTTGACCGCTTGACCATCTCGTTCAACGCTGACTCACGGTTTGAGTCCCTGCGAATGGGCTTCCTTGAGGGCGCCAACCCTAGCGCCTACAAGCGCCTCCTGAGCATCGCCACGCTCAACGCTGCGCGCACGATGGTCAAGCCGATGCGAGCCGAGGCTCCAGTCGGCAAGACCACGAAGTCGCCAGGCAGACTCCGCAAGTCCGTCACGGCTCGTCGCGCACGCTTCAACACACCGGCGGCGGTGGTCGGTCCGAGGGCTGGACGCAGCCGAGACGGTGGTAGTGGTGGAGCGTGGTATCGCTGGTTCGTCACCTCTGGGATCAGCGGCGTGCGCCAGACCAAGAACGGCGCGAAGGCAGTGAAGGCAGTTGCAGCCAATCCGTTCGTGACGCGCGTCTCAAAGAACCCTGCCCACCAGCAAGCAGCCATTGAAGCGATGGCGAAAACAGTAGAATCATTCTTCAACAACGAAGCGTTCCGCAAGACGATCCTGCGGTTCAAGCGAGGTAGATAAATGGCATTCGGGTCTGATCGCTCAGCAAACTTCGTCATCGCAGCAAAGGACGCCGCCTCTTCGGTTATGAAGGGAATCGGCAAGCAGATGGGCGCACTGGGCAAGACAGGCGGCGCAGTCTTCAAGACTCTTGCAGCCGGTGCCGCGATTGCCGCCGCTGCTATCACCACTGCCTTTGGGCTTGCTGCCAAGTTTGCCAAGACCGCCATCCAAGCTGCGATTGAGGATGACGCTGAGCAGCAGAAACTTATTGCCACACTTAAGGCGCGTGGGCAAACTACAGAGCAGGCAACAAAGCGCGTAAACGCGCTGATTGAAGCGGGGGCAAAACTTGCCTTCACTGATTCAGAGGTGCGAAAGGGCTACGAGGTTGCAACTCGCTTTGCAAAAAGGTATTCAAACCAGCAAAAGATTCTAACCACCGCGCAAGACCTTGCTCGCTCATCCAACATCAGCCTTGAGGCTGCAACAAAGATTGTCGGAAAGGCATTTGCGGGAAACGGCAAGGGGCTAAAAAACTACGGCATTGAGCTTAAGAAAGGCGTGAAGGGTACAGAGGCGCTCGGATCAATCAACAAAAAGGTTGGCGGAGTTGCGGAGCAGTTTGCCAAAACCTTCTCTGGTCAATTTAAGGGCGTGCGAATTGCCATTGACGAGACCGTTGAGTCAATCGGATTTGCAATTGGCGGAGGTGATGGGCTGCCAACATTCACTCGCTTGCTTGAAGGAATCCGACCTGTGCTTGATGATTTGATTGGGGAGATTAACGCCAACCTTCCAAAGATTGAGCGCTTTGGGCGCGTGCTTGTTGAGAAATTCCTAGCCAAACTCCCAGGCTATGTTGCAACCGCTAAGCGTGAGTTGCCAATTCTCATTGATAAAGCCACCAAGTTTATTGGCAGCGTGGCTACATTCGGCAAGGACATTGCAGCGTACTTGGGACCTGACGGCCTCATCACCGCAGGGCTAGCTGGCGTCGGCTTCAAGATGGGCGGACTGGCTGGGGGTATCGGCGCAGTATTTGCCGAGCAGTTTATCAAGATGGGCATTGACCCAATTACCGCAACGCTTACCGGCACGATTGGCGGAGCCATTACTGCTGGTGTAGTGCAGGGGCTTGGCAGCACAGTGGCGCAAGCCGCAATCAGCAAGTTCCTCGGATTATTTAAGAACATCCCAGTATCGCCAACGATTCCAGTAAGCGTTCCAGGTGGAGGAACACCCCCTGTGGTTCCAGTTGGCGGCGTCGGAATAAGCGGCATTGTAAAAACTGTGCTGGGCGTACTTGGTGGGCTTGGGGTTGCCTTTACCGCCCAGACTGCATTGCAAGACCAGGCTGTTGGGGCAATGCAAAAGGGTCAAGACCCACTCTGGAAAACCCTTACGATGCCCTGGACTTGGCCAGGAGCTGTTGGCGATATTCTACGCGGTGGTCCTCCTCCTCTTGCAATCACCAACGACCTCACGGTCAAGCTTGACGGTAAAGTAGTTGCGGAATCAGTGAGCAAACATCTGGGGCTGCTCGACCCTAACCCGCGCAGAGGGCGCTAAGTGTCAAACCCATACTCGGTCACCATCGCTGGAGTTGGCGGCGGGACCGCAAACCTACTCACGCTCCCAGCCGCAAGTGCAGGCACGACGCCATACATTGACCTTGAAAGCCTGAATGCAACGGTCAGCGCCGATGGCGGCGGCAGAATGTCATTCGAGGTTGTCCAAACTGAGACCCCGATTGCAGGGCCGTGGTGGAAGTCCGGCACCGTTGCAGACAATGCTCGCGTGCAGTTCTTGGACACACGCTATTCATCAGGGACGGCTCTGTTCCTCGGATATATCACAGGCATTGACGCACAGATGCTGGGCAGTGGATTCGGCACGAGGGCAACGGTGACCGTTGCCGATGCCGACGGCTGGCTGGGCAAAACCCTCGTCAGGAAGTCGTACACCGGCACAGACATCTATCAGACGGTTGGGTCGTTCAAGCAGGGCGGCACTGCGCTGACCGACCGAGAACACATCGACAAGTTGCTGGCAAGGATTCACGACCAAGTGAACGATGCGACCACGCGCCAGATTCTGGACACCAGCATCATCAGCGGCAGCACTCGCGCGCGCTACTCAGGGACGGCGGTGGTACTCGGCGCACTTGACTTCAAGGCGACCACCTTGACCAGCGCGCTCAGCCAGATTGCAGAAGAGGCAAGCGGCGAGAATGGGCTGCCATACAACTTCTATGTAGACGGCGCGGCACGCCTGAACTATGGGCCGATTGTCGTGCCAGCAACCGCAACCGCGCCAGCCGAGATTGTCACTGACCCTACAGCTGCGCGGACTGGTAGTGCAGGGACTGCTACGCGCCTGCTTGCACACAATCTATCGGTGAGCCTCGACCACGACGAAATCGTGAAGGGCATCTTCGTGCAGGCGGCAGACTCACGCGCAGACCGCGATGGCAACGCCAGCCCGATCACAAACGAGCCCTACTTCCGCACCTACACAGGCAGCGCGCCAAACAGCGGTTCTGGGCTTGCCGCAAGGACTGGCCCGATTCCGCAAGAGGTGTTCAGCGCGCCAAAGGTCGGCAAGTTTGGATTCGGCTCTCGCTCCGCGAAAGTTCAGCGGCTGACGAAGGGGACGATGCAAGTTCGCTCTAAGCCGGTTCGTTCCGTGTCATTCTCAATCTCTGGCGCAAGCCAGACGCAGACCTCAAATCCCAACTGGCAGTATGGGCTGGTGCAGGGCTACTCGTCAGCAGGCACACTCGTGACTGCGTGGCTGCCAGGGCAGTTCGTCAAGGTGACGGCGACCGCACTAGACTTGAACGAAGTCCTGCGAGTCGTAAGCGTGACCTACTCATTCGAGTCAGCAGGTTCATATCAGTTGCGCGTAGACATTGAGGCAGAATATACAAAGCGCAGTGCAATCGCTGCGCTGCTCAAGAAAGTTGGAGGCTGATAATGGCAGAGCGATACGGCACAGACCTCACTGGGCTTGGAGGCTATGAGGGCGGCGTCACGAGCGAGAACGGCGCAGCGCTCGTCAGCACGAGCAGCGATGGTGAGACCGCAGAGCTATTTGGTGCAGCCGCACTCCGAGAGATTCAGGCAGGCGTAGCGAACGGCGACTTCGCTATTCCTCCTGACGACTCAACTGGAACCATCACCGCTGAGAACCCACTGCCCTACTGGACCTTCACGGATGATGACTCGGCTGGTGCGATCACCTGCGCAGTAGTGGCTGGCACTGCTGGCAACTCAATTCTCTGGAAAGTTGCGGCAGGAACGCCGACAGGAAAGACGGCAACTCTCAGCCGCTATGTCGCAGTTCCATCCACACAGGACAGAGCGTATGCGTTCTATCCAGAGTTCTATGTAGCCTCAACCAC